ATTACTTTAGTTAATGGATTAGGTCAAAACAAACAAAAAGTTGCTAATGGCATGGGTTGTTTAGCAGCTCAAATGATTGATTACTTTAAAATAGAGGCGGGTAACATATATTTATATCCACCATTATTAAATCAACAGTATGGTCAAGAATATGAATATCATATTTTTCAAGATAAAGTAACTGTGTTCACTCCTGAAGAATTTATATTTTCAGGCACATGGATAGCATTTTTAGATTTTTGTGAACATGAAAATAAATTAGAACAAGATCAACAATCTTTATATCATCAGAGGAGTGTAGCATGATTAAAGATGATAAAGAGGCACTCGAAGTTGCTTTAGCTTTAGCTATCACTGCACCATCAGATGAAAAAGCTGATAAATGTATAAAAATGGCAGATAAGTTTGCAAGCCAAATGAAAAGAAAAGATGTAGAAACAGCTATGAAAAATGTATTAGATAAATTAGTTAATTCTTTGGAGGGTAAATCAAATGGATGAGCAAATGTTTTATAACCAAGTTATGATGGAAAAGCATATCGAAGAAACAAAGAAAACAAAAGTAAAAGAAACTAGCATTATGGCTTTTAAAGATTTAAAAAAGAAAAAAGCTCTTGGTAAAATGCAGTTATTAATTTATAATAGCATGAGTAATAATAAACTTTATACTAGAAAACAATTAGCAAGGCAGTTAAATTTAGATACTTCTACAATGTCAGCAAGGGTTAATGAATTAGTTAATTCAAATTACATTATAATCGTAGGTAAAAAAATATGTCCTGTTAGTAATAAAGAAGTAGAAGCACTCGCATTAAACATTTTAATTTAACTTTAGGAAACTATTATGAAAACAAGTGAAACTTTAAAAGAAATCGCAGTCGCATTAAGAGACGCACAAGTTGATACAAAATTCGCAATAAAAGATTCTACCAATCCCCATTTTAAATCACGCTATGCCGATTTAAGTAGTGTTATTGTAGCCGTTAAAGATTCTTTAAACCTCAATGGTATAGTATTTATTCAAACTCCAACGGAATCAGCTCCTGGAACATTAGCCCTCACCACTCGCCTTTTACATAGTTCAGGTGAATGGATTGAAGATACTGCCGTATGTCCCCTACAGAAAAATGACCCTCAAGGGTATGGCTCAGCTTTAACTTATCTACGCAGATACTCTCTTGCAGCAATTACAGGTCTATATCAAGATGATGATGATGGTGAATCAACAAGAATGAAACCTGAAGATTATCTTAAAAAAATTCAATCAACTACAAGTTTAGATAATTTACAAAAAACTTATGCAAGTATTATTTCTGAAGTAAGGCATGATAAAGCTCTTATGCAAGCAGTTATATCTGAAAAAGATAAAATGAAAATCATGTTTGATGACCGCAAAGCAGAAATTGAAAATGAAAGTAAAAATAATGAACAATAATTATGAAAACTTAATTTCAAGCGTTTATGGTATATGTTTCCCTCTGACTGTTGATGAAATTTATCAGCAAGAAATTAGATATAACACTACTCAAAGACTAAAAAGAGAAATGGGCGATAAATATTTATTAGCACCATTATATACAAAACTTAAGGAAACTATAAAATGACAGATCAAATACAGCAAGGTAGCGAAGACTGGTTTGCACAAAGGCTCGGGAAAATAACTGCTTCAAGAATTTCTGATTTAATGGCAACAATTAAAACAGGTGAATCTGCATCAAAGAAAAAGTATAGAAACGAATTAATTAGAGAACGCTTAACAGGTAAACGCATAGAGCATTATGTTAATAGTCATATGGAGCGTGGTACAGACCTTGAGCCTTTAGCAAGAGCTAGTTTTGAAATAAAAACTAATTGCTTTGTTACTCAAGTAGGCTTTATTGACCATCCTATAATTAATATGGCAGGAGCTAGTCCTGATGGTTTAATTAATGATGATGGGTTAATAGAAATTAAAGTTCCCATGCCTGAAACTCATTTAGATTATATTTTAGATAATAATAACTATTTTAAAGCAAGATATTACAATCAGGTTCAATTTCAACTTGCTTGTTTGCCTGAAAGAAAATGGTGTGATTTAGTTAGTTATGACCCTGATATGCCTGACGATTTACAATTACATATTGTTAGGGTTGATAGAGACAAAGATTACATTCAAAAAATAGAAACAGAAATAATAAAATTTGATAGTGAAATAACTGAAGTAATTCTTAAATTAAAAAAAGGAAAATAGCATGCCAGTAAAATATGATCTGATTACTAAAGGCGAAAAATACACCAATAAAAATGGTGAAGAAAAAGTAAAATGGATTAAGTGTGGGGTAGTGCTTGATACTAAAAGCGGTGGTCAAACTATTTTTATAGAATCTTTACCTATACAGTTTGATGGTTGGCTTATGATGAAAGAAAGAACTGAGCAAGATAATTATTCAAAGTCTAATAAAAGCAAAGCAGATTTTGATGACATGGAAAGTGATATGCCGTTTTAATTAAAAAGGATAGTAGTTTAGAAGCTACTATCCCTTTAATATATGTTACTTGTTCATTACATACATTGTAATTTCAAAGCCGAAACGCATTTCTGTAGCTGCTGGTTTTGTCCACATAATTTTGTCCTTAATAAAATACAAGCAACATAGCTTGTGTGTATTATTGTGAATAATTTTACATACAAAGTATATACGTAAAACCATGAAAGCTACCTAAGCAAAGGAGTTATTATGATAGATATTGCAGCTTTAGTTTGTATGGGAATGACTATTTTTAATGAAGCAAGAGGTGAACCATTACAAGGACAAATAGCAGTAGGATATGTGCTTTATCGAAGGGCAAAATTTGACCAAAAGAATATATGTAGTGAAACTTATAAGCCAAAACAATTTACATGGACTTCTAAAAAATTAAGAATACCTAGTTATGTAGAGCTTAGACCTTATACTGATTTAGCCTATCTAATTATTACCCAAAAAGAAATAGATTATAGTTATGGTGCAAATTATTTTCATCATGTATCATTGGGAAATAAATGGGGATATAAACCAAAAACTGTTATTGCTAATCATGTATTTTATTAAAAATATAAAATGAAATTAACGGAGGCTTACGGTGGCGATTAAACCAAATTTATTTATAGCAACACCAATGTATGGCGGGTTGTGTTATGGCACTTATCTTGAGTCTATGCTTAAATTGCAGGCATGGCTTAATGCTAAAGACATAGACGCATACTTTTCATTTCTTTACAATGAGAGCCTTATTACTAGAGGTCGCAATACTCTAGTCAATGATTTCTTAAAAAGCGATTCTACACACTTAATGTTTATCGATGCTGACATACAGTTTGAGGCAAAAGATTTATTAAAGATGATTGACTCTGACGTAGAGATTATATGTGGCTTATACCCTAAAAAAGAAATTAACTGGGGTGGTGTGGCTTATGCCATTGAAAAGAAAGTACCACAAGACCAACTTAAATACTTTACAGGTGAATATGTAGTAAACATGGTAGGTGATGTTAAGTCACAGTTAGTGCCTTTAGATAAGCCATTTGAAATTAAACATGGTGGGACAGGCTTTATGTTAATTAAGCGTGAGGTGTTTGAAAAGCTAAAAGACAAGTGTCCTTCTTATAAACATAATATGAATGATGTTAATGACAACTCAAATATGGGCGACCAAGTAGTAGAATACTTTACCACTAGCATTGATGAACAAAATCATTTATTAAGTGAGGATTATCACTTTTGTAAACTAGCTAGGGATAATGGTATTAAAGTTTGGGGTGCAGCATGGGCGCAACTAGGTCACACAGGTACTTATCAGTTTAGTGGGAGGTTGGTATGACGTGGAACTATAGAATCTTTAAACGAGCTTCTGAAAATGAACCTGAATGTTATTACGCATTAAATGAGGTCTTTTATGAAAGCAAGACTAATAGACCTATGGCGTTTAGTGATGAAGATGTAATTGTAGGTAGCAGTCCACAAGAAATTGTAGAAGTATTATATATGATGTTATCTGATGCTAAAAAAAATAGACCTATATTAACAGAAGAAGATTTTAAGGTAAAAAATGATAATACCTAATGACATGATTAGCCATGTAGGAAAAATATTTCAAGGTGAATATGCTATGGAAGGCATAGGCAAAAGTCCTTACATTATAGACATAGGTGCTAATGTAGGTGGGTTTGCAGTATGGGCGCATGAATACTTTGATAAACCAAAAATTGACTGCTATGAACCTATAAAAGAAAACTTTAATCTATTAAGACAGAATACAGCAGGAACAGATATAGCCATTAGGAACTTTGCTATAGGTAAAGAAGATGGTGAGCGTATGATGTACTACGGATTAAATAACTGTGGTGAAGCTAGTATGTTTCAAGGCAAAGAACAAAGAGCAGAAGGTGAAATAGTTAAAGTAATGTCTGCTAAACACTTGCCAGAGTGTGCCATCATAAAAATAGATACTGAAGGTGCAGAGATAGAGATACTAGAAAACTTGACTGTGCAACCAGTAGTATTTCTTATAGAGTTTCATAGTGCATGGAATAGAAGGCGTATAGATGAATTATTATATGAATACACTTTGGTAGATTGCGAAATGCGTGGGTATAATTACGGAATACTTAAATACATTAGAGGTTGCTTTTAAAAAAAATGAGTTTGCTAGAAAAAATAGTAGATGTTATAGTATGGTTGTTAGTTGTTGGCTCTATGGGTTGGTTTGCTTATGGGTGTTACACATTAATTGATTTATTTTTTATAAGGGGACAATAGTGGATATTGATAAAATATTAAATGAAAGGCAAGAACAATATGGTGACTTTTATAATAGGTCTAAAATATCTCAAGAGTTTAAAGGTCTTATTCACCAAGGTGAGGCTTATAGACTATTAAAAGCTGACCAACGTGAAGCATTAGAAATGATTGCCACTAAAATGGGTAGGATTGTAAATGGCGATCCTGACTATCTTGACTCATGGATAGACATACAAG